AAAAGGCTAGCGGTGCAACCATCAAGATGCCTTAAATGCGGCAAGTGGCTTATGCCCGATCAGGCTTGTTCAATATGTGTAATCTTAGATCAACAGACACGCCGTAATTAGACTAAATTTGAAAGTTGGTGTTTATGTTATATCTTACATCCCAGGGGGCTAAGCGAAACTCAGTTATACAGGGTATTCAATTGCCATCTTCTCAGCCAATCCAGGCAACCAGCCGTGGGGGGGGTTTGGGGGGGGCATCACAAAATCTAGTTACCAGGGTATCCAATAAAAACCTAATAACTGCTTTATTGGTTTTAATAATATTATTGATAAATATAAAACCCGCTTTTGGGTTACCCCACTATAAACCAAATCATTACAAGCAATATATTTACATTAGTTTGAAATACAACATTGAACAGACCTATTGCCTAATTGAGTTATATCACCATGAAAGCCGATTTAACCCAAAGGCGCGTAATGGTAGTCATCATGGGATTCCACAGGGTAGATCAGAATATTTAAAAACAGTGGGTGGCATAAAACAAATTGAATGGGGAAAGCGTTATATTGGCCACCGGTATGGCTGGATAGATGAGAAAGCCGGAATACCTGATGCTTGCAAGGCATTACAACATTGGGCTACGAAGGGATGGCATTGAAAGATACAGAGAAAATTACAATTGGGGTTACATCACCTGGTTATGTAGTAACAGACTTTATGACCAGCATATTGGATGTTGCTAGATCACAAAAACAATTAGGGCAGTTTATTAGCCTACAAGGATCAGGTGTTATCAGTAGGTTACGCAATCAGATTGTTGCAACCTTCTTAGAGAAGACAACAGATGATTGGCTATTACAGATAGATACAGATCAGAGATTTACAGTTGATCACTTTAAGAAGTTAGTAGCCGCGGCAGATAAGGATAAGCGGCCTATTGTGTCAGGTGTAGTGCATGGTGGTTGGGATGTTGGAGAGTTGTACTTAGAGCCAGTGCCTTGCATATTTAAGTTAGGTAGTGATAACGGATTGTATGCAGTGCATGATTATGAAGAAGATAGTGTGATTGAGATAGATGCCGCTGGCACAGGTGCAATCATTGTGCATAGATCAGTGTTTGAAAGGTTTGTTAAAGAGGCTGATGAAACACATCAGGGTAGTAAGTGGTGCTTCTATCAGGACATGCCATTGCATAAAGAATGGGTGGGTGAAGATTTGTTGTGGTGCATTAGGGCTAAGAGTTTTGGGTATAAACTATATGCACACACCGGCGTACAGATGGAGCATCAACGCAAGATGTGGATAGGTGCTAAACAGCACAAAGACTTTGCACGCTTTAGGCGTGCAAGATTACAGAGTGAGGAACAAATCAATGGCAATAATAAATAGTCAGGTAACAGTAACTACAACAAGTCAATCAATAATCAGCGTGGATAATGTACAAAGAGATGTACTGTTACATGCTAAACATGCAGTGTACATTGGCAATGGTGGTGTGACATCAAGCAATGGTTACCTAATGGACAATGGTGATGAAGTTAGGTTGTCATTAACAGAGGGTGAAGATTTGTGGGCTGTAAGTGGTTCAGGTACAGGCACGCTTCATGTGCTGGTAAGTAAGGTAGATTAAATAAAAATGGCCGTTTTTTCCCATTTTGAGCGCGTCTGTAATACGCCGCCGTTCGCGTTTTCTCTCTCCCCGGCGCATCCAAAATTGTGCAGAAAAAAAACTAATTAAAAATGAAAACTTTAAAAAGTAGAAAATATAATGGGAACTATAAAAAAATTAGAGAAATTGTTTTGGCTCAAAAACCAAAATGTTTTTACTGCAAAAAGGCTGTCGCAACCACGCTAGACCATGAACCACCCATTGATTCCTTTCCGTCACCGGAACTTTGGGTGGGTTCATTAAGGCCAGCATGTTCAAGTTGTAACTATTCAAGGGGGGCTAAATATGGAAATGCAAAACGCAAAGCAATTAAAAATAGTCGCAAGTGGTAAGCCTAAAAAAAAGTTAGGCCGGCACACTGCCGCTATGGTCAAATCATTGCAAGGCCGTAATGATATTGATGATGTTAAGCGTGAGATGTTATTAGGTTTAGCACGCGCCTGGGATCGCATTGAAGAATCCGGTAAGGGTGGTCATACAATCCCATCTATATCTAAAGAGTTGCGTGAAATATGGGATTCATGTGCATTGCCTGATGAGGATGATATATTTGAGTAAATCCTTATGTACGCCTAGATGGGCATCATTAAGAGATGAAGCGTGTGAAACAGATGGCGATAAATTAGCCCAGGTAGCAAACTTATTAGGTTTTGATTTATTTGATTGGCAACGCTATGTAGCAGATGTAGGTTTAGAAAAAGATACAACCGGGTTATACAAGTACAGATCAGTATGCGCTCAGGTAGGCAGGCAGAATGGTAAAAGCAAACTTATTGAAACGCGTATTGCTTATGAGTTATTACAACCTAAAAGACATGTTGCATATACAGCCCAAGATCGCAATATGGCTAAGAGTAAATGGGAAGAACATTTATTAAGTTTTCAATTATCACCTAAGTTTGCTAAACGCATTGCTAGGGTATCTAGGGTTAATGGCAGTGAAAAGATATACATGCGTAATGGATCAACTTATGGAATTGTTACACCTAATGATAAAGGCGCACGCGGCCTTAGTTTAAATTTAATGGTTATTGATGAAGCATTAACCCATCCACTATCACTGATTGCTAATTTACAGCCAACACTTGCAACTAAACGCAATGGTCAGTTATGGATTTTATCTAATGCCGGCAGGCCGGGAGAATCTGAGTTATTAGAGCATTACCGCGAAATAGGCCACCGCGAAATAGCCGAACCACAAAACAAACTTGCATGGTTTGAATGGTGTCCATCATCAGATGATTTTGATTATATGGATCAAGAAGTTTGGTATCAGGCTATACCTTCATTGCATGAAGAAAAAGGCGTATTGCTAGATGCGGTGAAAGAAGCGGCTACAACTAATAGCCCTGAAATATTTACAAAGGAATGGTTAAATGTATGGCCATCAAGAGATGCAGTACAGGTGATCAATACTGAATTGTGGGATTCTTTGGCTAGAACAGATATTGCAGTAGGCAATCAAATTGTCTTTGGTGTGGACATATCGCGTGAGCGCGATAAGGCTTCAATAGGTGCATCAGGCTTAGTAAGAGATTTTACACCGGTTGAATTGATTGAGTGTAAAGAAGGCACATCATGGGTATTGCCACGCTTAGTTGAGTTATGTAAGAGATATAACACAAAGGTGGTAATTGATACTGGATCACCGGCGGCATCATTGATAGCCGAACTGGAAAAAGAAAACATAGGCGTTATGTCTATTCACTTGCGTGATTACGCTATGGCATGTGGTTCATTCTATGATGCAGTACAGGCCAAAACTATATGCCATTTAGATGACCCTAATTTAAAAACAGCCATTATGGGTTCAACTAAACGGCCATTGGGTGATTCCTGGGCATGGAATCGCCAAAGCACAACTAACATCACGCCACTTGTAGCGGTTACGCTGGCACGCTATGGTGTGGTAACAAAAATAGAAGATCAGCCGGTTGCAAGGAGTAAAATATACTAATGAAATACATATCATCAGTTTTACAAATAATAGGTTCTTTAGTGATAGTTGCAGGTGTCGCAACAATTAACCCACTGATAGCGGTAATATTATCGGGTGCATTTTTAGTTTTATTTGGTATTGCTTTGGAAAACAGAGGTAAATAATGCTAGGCCGATTGCTTAAAAGACAAATTCAATCATCTATGGTTTATACATCTTCAGGCTATGTAGATTCTTTGGGTAGAGTTGGCCGATTCTTTGAAGGCAATTGGGCAGGTGCTTATGTAGATCAAAATACCGCTTTAGGTATTCCGGCAATCTATCGCGGTATAACTTTAATTAGTGATGCGATTGGTGCGCTTCCGCTTTGTGCATATCGTAATAAGCGCGAAGTATTACCAACACCACAAATTTTAATGCGCCCAGTGCCAACTGAAACTCGGATGGAAACAATTAGCGCAATGGCGGCGGCTTTAATTATTCATGGTAATTATGTTGCAGTATTAGGTGAACCAGGTGCTAATGGATTGC